TAAGTGAGGAACGAACGCTAACACCACCACAACGCGCACTGTCAATACAGTAATAGGTAAATAGTTATGTTTCTAAAACTTTTAAAAAGTCCGGCCAGATAACCGGCTTAGTAAATCGGTAGTGCGGTTCAAGCTTTACGCCTTGCTCGAACAGGTCCATTGCTTGGTCGGCACGATAAAGCAGTACATCATCATTCTTTTTGACAAGTACCCATGAGTTAGCGCCACGATGGCGAACTCAGAAAGCTATTTGATGCGGGGAAAGCAAAACCTTGTTGCCTTTCGCAACTTTTAATTCGATTAGGTGAAAGCTTTTATTGCGATCCAGTAGCAGCAGGTCTGGCGTGCCTAACGCGCTGGTGTTTTCAATGCGGGTACAGCAAGTATTAGTGCTCGACAGCCCCGTCCGTATCGATTTCCAGAAGTTCGCTTCGGTCTGGTTCGACATCGATTACCTTCTCGCCTAGCTGGCGCTTGAGTTCTTCTAAGGCTTTCTTTACTTCCGCCTTGCTCATTTGATCAATAGAGCCTGTACGGATCTCGCTCTTGCTAACGTAGATATCGCCTTGCGCAAGGCCCCGAGCCTTTTCAGCTTGAACAGCAGCAGAGTAGGCACCGGCTGCAATCGCATCATCACGGATTTTTTGAAGGTCGCGGATGTGCCGGCTATAGGTGACCTCATACTTTTCGGCCAGTTCAGCACGCCTAGCTTTTAAAGCTTTGACAATGTGGGGAGACTTGCGAGGGTTCAGCATTTCGTATGCTCGGGTGTGGGCACCCTTCACACTGAAGCCAGCTTCAGCAGCCAGATCGCGCAAAGTGTCTTGCCCTTCTCTGGTAGCCACCAGTTCAACAAACTTAGCCTGTTTGCCGGTTAAACGAGTTTCTTCGCTAACCCGTGGTCGGCCCCGTGTTTCTACTTTCAGTTCTTGTTTTGCCATGCGGCTAATCTTATACCATCTAAAAAACCGTTTCTATATACAACTATTTACCAAAACAAAAATAAAAATAAAAAAAACTTCCGGAAAACTCCTATGCTTAAACGCGAATTTGTAGACGTAACGGCGTTTGTGATAGCGGTACGCCACCGGTACACCGGAAAGCCTTCTGCGACAAGGGTTGTACCACCGTACCGCCTGTACCGGCATTTCTCACTTTATTTTTTTATAAAAAACTATTTGGGCAAAAAGTACTATATAGAAAGCCGAATTAAGCACCGCGAGCCGCGAACCGTGACATTTCCCTCAAAAAGGTACGTCTTGCGCCCAACTTCGCGGGCCGCGATGTGTTAGGCGTGCCAAGCGTTACGATTCAAAGATTGTGTCTTTGTGTTCAAACGCTGCCTCAAGCTCGGCCAAGAAGTCGTAGGTAAATTCCCCAAACTCTTGTTGCTGCGCCCCGTCATTGTTTTTGTCGTAGAGGTCGAGCAGGGTCACCACCAAGATAAGTTCGCTTTCGGTTAGGCAAACGTTTTTGGCGCTGCGGTCCACGGGCTTGCCGTCTGCACCGGTTTTAATTTTTACTTCTTTTAGTCTCATAAGGATCTCCGTTTGTTAAAGTTCAGGTGCATTATTATCGCATACCTAATCTTTAAAAGATACCCCTAGTTCTTAGACATTCCTTAGACAAGCGTATTTCTTTCTAGCGGCGAATCTTTTTTTATGAATGGGGGTTGCACACCTATGCGACATCCTATACTCTCGCATTTCACTATATGGATTTAAAAGCAAAATGAGCAACCCCAAGTTGATGGTTTTAGGTACAGAGCAAGACTTCACCAAAGAAGAAGTAAAAATGCTTACAGACTTGATCACTAAAAAGTTGACCGCTGCGGGCATCAAGCCCGACAGCTTTGCTTTCCAGATCCGTGTTGAATACAAACTAAAGGAAACCACATGAGCGTCAAAGCGAGCGCCGCGAACCAACGTCTTTGGAACGTAGAGATTGTACAGACCAGCGTGATCAAAGGTGTTGAAGCGCCTACTCAAGAAGAAGCAACTCGCAAAGCACGCGACGATTATGCGTGGAGCGACAATGTTGTAGATGTTCGGAGCACGTGTACCCCTTATGAAAACTAAATTAACCCAGTATTTTGACGAAGAACAAGCTCAAGAGGTATATGACCTTGTTCTTGGTCTTAACGAACGGCTGGACCGCATGGATCAGTCTTTATCAACCTTGTTGGAGAAAGTAGATGAGTTGGGAAAACCCACAAAGCGCAGAAGAAGCACTGACGCAAGCACTGGTGCTAAACATAACAGCGCCAAGCGAACAAAAAGCAAGCCAGATAACCCCGATTGTTGAGCAGTTGTCGGAAGGTATGTCGGAGTTCAATGTAAATTTGTGCAAGAGCGCGGCATTGTTTGAAATTTTAGGGCTGAACGACAAAGAGTTCGGTGAGTCATTAGCAGAGGTGGTGAACAATGAGCGTGTATGATTTTAAATTGCATGAGTTGCAGTCGCTGTTAAACAGCTTCGCAATCGAAGAAGCGTCGAAAGCCGGTAAGAAGGTAACTTTTGGCATCAGACTGTTGGCGCAAGGCGTGGGCGTAGATTACGCCACCATGAAAGGCTTTGTGTACGGCACGATTAAAAAGCCGTCTGAGCGAACCTTGGGCCGCATCTATGCGTATTTGCAGAAGATGGACGATTGGGTGATCAACGGCAGCGACGATCCGGTTACGGAGCTAGCTATTTATACGCCCGCCGAAAAGCGTGAGGCGCGGCTGCTTGAAAAAGCCGCCACAAAAAGTGCGGTTGAAGCTATCGCAACGCCCGCCGAAAAGCGTGAGGCGCGGCTACGTGAAAAAGCCTCCACAGAAATTGCCATTGACAGGCTTGTGGAGCTTAACAAAAACGAGGATACCCTTGATAACGACATGCTAAAGACTGAAATGACGGTCTTGCATAACCGCATCGTGGATCTGGAAGAAGATTTACGCGAAGCATTGGGACATCGGGACAGCTTAATCGCGCAGCTAGACGAAATAAAAGAGTCTGAGTACGCGCAACTGCACGATAAAGCCCTGCGGTACGCGGCGGAGGAAGTGACTGACTTGTTCAACCAGCTTACGGTTGAGGATGTTGCGCTCATTCTGGGCTATTTCCGCCAGCATATTGTTTTGAATTCGCCGTATGGCTACCTAACACCTATTTATCCGCAGTCGCATTACCGCCAGCGTGCGGAGGGCATTCGTGCAATTGACGGAGACGTGTTTATTGAAGTGGTAGATATAGTCGATGTAGAGTAATGAAAGGACTCTGTTTTTCTTTGAAGTTAAATCTTTGCGTGTGGCAAAACGTAGAGAAACAGGTGTTGCGACATCGTTCCCGTCCGGTGATCCTAAAGACGGGACTAATTTGGCCCAGCGCAGAACAAAGCTAACGTGTTCTGCGTAATTTCCAAGGGGGTTAGCGGCGGGATCACCTTGAGAATTAGGTAAAATGAACAGCGTAGGGCCAAATGTTTCAACAACATGTACGGACGCTAATTTTACTCTCCGCCGCACCATACTTTTTAATTACTAAGGAGGACCAATGGACTCTAAGTTCTTAGCCGCGATCCGCGCACAAGACACCCACCTAGATAACCTCAAAGGTTACGAAGTAGAACGTAAACAACTGTCCCAACGCCGTTTTAAGAAGGCCATCACTGACGATGACATCAGGGACGTTCACCGATTTTTTAAAAACAAGCGGACCAAACCACAGATTGTTAACGACACGGGGTTGTCGGCGCACACCGTCTACAACATTCTTCGTCGCTACAGTGTGTACAACAACAAAGTAACTAGGTTGGACCTAGACGAAACAAACTAAAGGCATTTGATATGGCAACAGTGAAGCTGACCGTAAACGTTAAACCTGCGGAAAACGAATACTACGTGCGCATTTCTTCAACACGCGAAACGGACGTTATTGTTCGGGCGGATTCAATGGAAGAAGCACGCGAAGCGGTAACCTATGGCGGTGCGATGGATTTAATTCGCATGTGGAGCGAACCAGAAATACGTGTGCGACATATTGCGGAGCGTTATCAAGACGGCGTTCACCGTAAAAACTTAGATAAGAAGGATGGAAAATGATTGTAGAAATAGCGTTAAAGGATTTTTTTGATGAAGCGTCTGACACGTGGATTATGGATGACGATGGAACTTTGCGCGGCCCAGTTAGGCACGGAAAAAGATTTCACCAAAAAAAAGAAGGTGGTGATCCAATAGTTTTTCATGCGAATTCTTTCTTGGACATGTTTTCTGGAACGAACGCTATTCTGCATGACCGGTGTTTAGTTGAAGGCAACATCGAGTCTATAAAGATAAACAGCGTGACGCTGGGCGAGTTAAACGGGAAATTATCCCTCGTCTAACCTCTTGGCCTCTAGCGTGCGGTCTTCTTTCCACTCGCTAAAAATCTTGCGTAGTTGACCGCTGATCGTGCGGTCTTCTACCTGCGCGATCTCTTTGATTTGCTTGTATACCGGAACCGGCACAAGCACTGACTTCCATTTAGTTGTATCCATACGCGAAATTATAGGCTTGTCCTATACCCCTTGCAATGAAAGATTTCAATCTAATTCTTTTGTTTCACCCCAGCTTGGGCCTATGTCTATGTCGCATTTGCTGGGTACTCGTAGGGTTATGGCAGCTTCCATCACTTCTTTGATCCGCCGTGCGTGGTCCGCGTCTCGCACACTGCAACCCAGTTCGTCATGTACTTGGAGCAGGGGCCGCTCACCAGCCTCGTACAGATCTACCATTGCCTGTTTAGTCATGTCGGCGGCAGATGCTTGTATCAAACGGTTTAGTGCCTTGTAAGTATATGCCCGGCGCAGTGGGGTGGTCGCTCCGTATGTCGCCTTGGCTTCTTCCAAAGGCATAGCCTTCTTGAGATCGTAGCCCAGTGGCTCGAACATGTTGAACCGGCACTTCCTACCTTTTAAAGATCGGAGGGAGCCGTCTGCTTTTTGGTCCACGGACCGTGATACGCCGTTCATTAGTTCTTTAACGAAGGGGACGCGGTTGTGGTACTGCTTTGTCAGGTCCTTAGCTTCGTCAATGTCGAGATCTAGCTCGTTCGCGAGTTTGTTCACGCCCATGCCGTACATCATGCCAAGGTTAATGGTCTTGGCTTGCTTGCGGCTAATCTTAGCCATGTCTGCCACCATTGTGTGGAAGTCCATGTCCGGATCATTGGTGTAGCCGTCTACAAATTCTTGAGCACCACCCAGCGGTTTTCTTTTCCACTCGCCAAAGACGGAGGCGTAGTGGGTCAAGATCCGCGGTTCTTGCTGCGAGTAGTCTATTGCAGCCCACAGTTCGTTTTCTTCGGGTAGGAACAGGCTACGGATTAGTGGCCCTAGCTCTGGGTCGCGTGCCGGAATCTGCTGTAGATTCGGGTTGGACATCGACAAACGTCCCGACACTGTACCGCCACCGTCACTGCGTAGCTGGTTAATCTGGCCGTGGATACGTTGGTTGGGTCCGACAAACTTCAGTATGTTGCTGATGAAGGTGCCTTGGATTTTGTTTAGGTTGCGTGCTTCTACCACCGTTTTGGCGAACGGGTGCGGGCACTCGTTAAGGAACGCTTTGGTAAAAGACGGTGCGCCTTTGGCGGTACGTGGATATGCAACTTTTAGCTTGTCGAATGCTTTAGCTAAAGAAGTTGCAGCCCAGACCTCGACGTTGAACCCTGCTTCGTTGTTTAAAGTTCGGTACGCGGCCTTCTCTCTTTTTAAAAGTGCCTGCTTGGTCACTTCGCATTTATCTAGATCAACGCGGATGCCTCGGTATGTCATGTCGATAAGTGCAGGCGTGAGCCGCGTTTCGAGGTCAAAGATCGTTTCTAGATCCTGCTTGTTGATCTCTACGCGGAAGAATTTGTACAGGTCGTAGGTTAGCCGAGCGTCTTGCTCTGCGTATGGGCCGACAAACTGTGCCGGCAGCTTCCAAAGTTCGCCCTTGGGATCTACACCAAAGTCTACGGCGGCTTGAGTAAGCAGCTTCTCTGACTTGGCAAGACCAAGGTAGTCGTAGGACAAGGCGTTGAGTGAGTAACTAAATCTATTTTCGTCTAGCAGCGCAGCCATGACCATCGTGTCGATGATCTTGCCGTTGACGGGCACGTCTAATGCTTTGAGCCACCCAAGGTCGTAGGGAGCGTTGTGCATAATCTTGGGACAACCTGTGGATAACTGCTTGCCTAGCCACCTAAGTACCTGTTTTTTATCCAGATTTCCGCCGCCTTGGTGAGCAATAGGGTAGTAGGCTTCAAAGCCTTCTACGGCAACCGCAATGCCTACCACGTCCCCGTCTTTGCGAGGCCAGCCCGCGCCCATTGTCTTGAGGTTTGGGTCGCGTGTCTCAAGGTCGATGGAGATCTCTTTTGCATCGGTAAGGTCTACCAGTTCAAAAGGTGCCGTCCATTCGGACTCAGGCGTGAACAGGGGGAATTGCAATTTATTTTCCTTTTGCATTTTCGTATTCCATCAGAATTTCGGTGTAGTGCTTAACCTTCTTGAGGTCTTGAATGCCAGGCTTGGTGCCTGCTCGGCTGATGTACTTGACGATGTTACCTTCTATGAACGGCATGTTGTTTGCCAGTATGTACTCTAACGGCTGGATCTTTTGGTTTTTGTAATGCTCTCCAGCAATTTGTTCTTCGAGGGACTTCATAAAGCATAGCTCCTGTAAAAATTCTGAGGTTCGATAGTGTATAAATTCTGTCGCGTTCTTGTGACGGCCACATAAAAAACGCGGTGCATGGAGTCCGGGTCTTGCTCCATGCTGGCTTCGGCTGCGGCGGTAATATCTGTGAACAGAACCACGTTGTCGGCTTCGCCACCCTTTGCACCGTGGATCGTGGACAG